GATAGATAACAAGACTATCCTCAATCATTCTTAATTGATTGAGTGACTTAATTGCCTTATGTAAATATGAAAGAGTATTTCCTTTATTTCTATCTACAAGTCCAGAAGTGCAGTAAGTAACAGAATCTTTCGTCATTTTAATACCCTGACTTGCGCCAGTAGAATTAATATTTCCTGTTGGGTATGATGATTTTGGATTATAGATAAAATATTCTTCTATTTGTGGAAAGTCATAATCCATAGGATTATCACTTTGTATTGTTGAAATATTAAATCTTTCACTTTCTTTTTTCTTTTCCTTACGAATATAACGCATTTTCATTGCATCAATATATCGCAATTCTTGAATTCCTTCGTGAGGATTCTTTAAGTCAATAACTTTGTGATAATAAAGTCTTCCATCAATATACCAATTTCTATAAATTTCGTGGCATTTTTTATCAAAATCTAAAAGATCTAAAATATGTTTAAATTCGTGTCTAATTTTTTTCTTAAGACCATCGCTGGCATTGAGATTTGATAATTCAATTTCTAATGGAGTATCATTTGTATCTGATACAACTGCTTCATTTACAATGTCTTCAATAGCACTGTCTACTTCTGGATGAAGTGCCATCTCACGATATCTTTTAATTAACTCAAATTCAGTTCTATATACTCCTTCAAGATCAACATATGAACCAAAAAAACCACTACTCATATAGTGGTCAACCCCATCCTCATTATTTTGAGGAACGGGGGAGACTACTGTAGGAGATAGTGGTTCAGTATCCTCTATTGAGAATCCAAATAATTTTGCCATTATTAAATATTTAACTTTCTACTATTTATTAACCGTTTGGCCCACCTGCTCCAGTTAAACTATAGGATTGAACTTGGAACTCAACAGTAAATTCTTCAATGGTATCTGAAGAATCATAAGCAAGGTCAATTGCAGAAACACTGGTTGGAAATATGTCAATAAACTCATATTCTTTCAGGACAGAATTTGCACTTCCTGTATTGTCTTGACTACTTACAGTAGAACCTCTACCAAGTTGATAGACCTTAGCGTTGGTCATATATGCTGATGGATCAGTTGCTCCAAGATTGTTATCCAATTTAGAAATAAGTTCCATCCATGCTTCAAATGCATTTCTGAGTAGAAATCCTTCGTCGTTGATTACTGTTACCTGCCAAGTATCAAAGGTTCTGTCTCCAGCAACCTTAAAGATTCTTCCACGGAATGGTATATCAATAGAAGCAATATTGGAAGCAGGTAATGCTGCAGCTTTGCACATGTATCTGAAGTTGTCAGAATTCCATGAAATTCCACCAGGAAAAGTTGTTAACTCAACCTCAAACAGATTGGGGCGAGCACCGCCCCCTACAAGTGCTGATTTAAATTGAGAGATTGTTTTGTTTTCTCTTGTTGATGCCATGATTAGTTCCTCCTTTTGTTGTTAATTTAATGTTAGTTAAACTGTACCAGCGACTTCTTCAAAACTTACGCCAGTTCTAGTAGCAACAAATGTCAACGTGACATAGTTAATTGACTTAGCTGGTTTCAGGAAGATATCAGCTCTAAATTCATTGTTATCAATAACGTCAGGAGTATTATTTGTGCTGTCGCAAACAACAAGGAATCCGTAGAGACCTCTCTTTGCCTGAACATCACGAAGATAAGGTTCAACAATGTTTCTAAAGTTTGCTCTTGTCAATTCATCGTTGAGTTCAAAGAGTTGAGCTTGTGCTGCTCTTTCAAGTGCTTGTTCAATTGTGAGGAACAAGCGACGAACGTTAATTCTATCAAATGCAGATGCATATCCAAGACCAGTTTTATCTCCAAAGAGAAGAGTGCCAACTCCAGGTTGAGTTACAATTGCGTTAACTCTTTGTGGATAAAGTTTATCTCTTTGTGCCTTATTTGGATTATATGCAAGTTTAATTGCATTGTTGATGATACCACGCTGCTGACCTGCTGGCGAGAACCAGGGATAAGCAACAATATTTGTGCGACACATCAGACCTGCAACGTCTGCATTACAAGGAACATAGACAAATTTGTTATTGAATCTATCATATGTGTACTTATATCCACTATCAAAAATTGCATAAGATGAAGATGCAAGCGAACTAAAGTATGAGACTAAGTTTGTTGTCTGTGTGGTTGTATTGGTTTCATTAATCAAGTCTCCTCTGTGTGGTCCAATAGTGGCAACACAATCCTTTCTTTGCTCTGCAATAGAGATTAAGTATCCTGCTTTTGCTTGAGAGTCTGATTTTCCAGTAAGTCCATGACCCATAATCAAGTAATCAACTTGAATTTCATCTCTATTGGAGAAAAGATTGTATGAAGTTTGAAGGTCTCCAAGAGTTGCGCTCATTCCTCCAGTAGCAGAATAATCAACTCCACCAGTTAAAGTGTAAGTTTTATTTCCAATTGAACTAAATGTAACATTTTGAGCAGATTGTCCCCAGAGACCTTGTGTTGTTGTCAAACCTACAAATCCAGCAGTTCCTATACCTGCTTGGAATCCAGTTGCTGTTGGAGAAGTTCCCCAATAGGAGTCTGCTGCGCTTGAAGGATTTGATCCAGCATAGATTTGTGAAGAATAATCGGCAAGGAATTGCTCATACCAGATTTTCTGTGGAGAATTTACTGCAGATACAGTATCAAATGCCTTTGAAAGACTGATATGCTTTTCAAGAATTGTTGCTTGATTTCCAGTAATCGTTCCTAAGTCGTCAACTACAACAACGTGAATTCCATCATTCTTACCATTTCTATCTAAAACATACTTATTGGAAGTAGGTTTTGGTGCAATTGATTTCCAGTAAATTGTACTATTGCTAAGACCTAAAGTTTGATTTTCATACCAATCAGTAACAGTTGCTGGAGTTACGCCTGCAGTTGATGATGAACCAGTAGCAATACCAGAATTGTTTACAAATTTAATATTATTGGAAATTGAGAAAGATGCCCAACTTGCTGATTCAGCATAGTCACTTGCAGTCTCTGTTGCGCCAATTGTAACTAACCTACTAAAGGTTACTGCAATTCCAGCACTAATGGACGAACTAATAGTGCTTGCAAGAGATACTGAAGTAGATCCTATTGAAGAAATAGTTAAGTTATTGAGACCAGGAGCAGTTAAAGTGTCTAAAACATTAAGTCCCAAAACACTATTCACATAAACAATAGATGTACTTACACCTGCTGTTAAAGATGCAGTTGTATTTAATGTTGTATTATATTGAGTCGTTCCTGAAGAAACTCTTGAAACAACACGGACATCAATCGTACTGTTTCCGTTTGTGACATCGGTAGTAATACCAGTAATAATTCCTTTCAGATATCCAGTAAACGTACCAGAACCAGGAATAGCAACGCTGGCAAGTGGTGCAGTAACTCCAAATCCAATTGTAGCTCCTAAAGAACTTAAATTAGTTGTATTAATACCGATTGTTTGGTCTGCTAAATTATCAATCACACAAACTTTAAGACCATTTGCCCAAGAACCTGGATTTTTAGCTGCAAATGTAAAGTTATTTCCATCAGAATGATTATTCTGATAATCGTCGTAGTTGTCAATATCAAGTGATGACGTTGAAGTGGTGCCTACACCAGCATTTGCATTATTTAAAATTGTACCGCCTGTTCTAACAACTTTAAGAACACCACCATATGAAAGATAGGATGAAGCACTCATCCAATATTCGTATTGCGAATCTGTGCTTTGTGGCTTACCAAAAACATTGATAAGATCTTGTTCTGTTGCAATGTCAATTGGATAATTAACTGGTCCAATTGGAAAGGGTCCAGCAATTGCTCCAATGTTATCTAAAACATTATCAGCTCTTCCTACTGTTAAATCAACCTCTCTGACGAGTACGCCTGGAGATAATTGAGGAGTCGCCATGTTTTTCTCCGTAAAGTCTCAGTTTATCTGAAAATATTTATTAAAAATTTACTTTACAGGGGGGAAATGTGCAGTGAACAAATTACCAATCAGGATATTGCCAATCAGTAGACAGTTGTTTATTTTTTCTTGTTTCTACTATTCTCTTTACAGTACATTCTTTACATTCATATGAATAGGATGATGGAACAGGTCCTCTGTCTTTACGTGTACGATAGAAATCATCTGTTAAATTTTTTATCTCTTTACAAACTCTACATTTTCTATCAGTAAGTAATAAATGTCCAAGTTTTATTTGCTTATCAATTTCCATTATGTCATATAGTCCCACATATGAGACATATCACCATACTCATCGGCAAACCATCTATCACCATCAGTATCAACAAAACTTTCTGTTTCGGTCCCATCAGATACAAATCCAAATGGTGCCATATCTTGTTCTATTTGATTCTTTTGTTCTTCATAAAGTCTTTTTCTTACATCTTGGTCCGTGAGTTCTTTAAAGTAGTCTTGCGCGACCAGCCAGGCGTATATTACAAGGCACATTGCTAGGTCATCATTACATCCTTCCTCTGCTTCAAATGAATTATGCTTTTGAATAAAGGTTGTAAGTTCACTGATGATTTCATAATCATTTAGATGTAGTTTATCTTCCTCAATCATCGTTTTGAGGTTAAGACATCCAACCTTTTTCACGGTCTTTGACATCTTGACACCAAGTTGAGTTTTCTTTCCAGAAAATCCTTGACCAACAACTTGTCCCGCCCTACCTCTCATAGAACACATTAAAAGATTGTTATATTCCAAATCATATTGAATAATACTTGCTACTTGATCGCCAACATCATTTACTTCGCATAAGACATATGCATCATTATAACTTTTTGCTATATCATGAATAACGCTTGGAAAAAGCATAGGTTTGATTTCATTATTCCTATACTTGGCAACTACTTTATGTGGGAACTGTGTTATGTCTACTACTGTAAATGCTGAGTAGTCACATCCAACCCCTCTGGCTACGTCCACAGTCATCAAATAGTCATGTTCATCAACTGGGTCTACATATACATCTAAACCCGCGCTACGGGTCTTAGGATGGTCATAGACGAGGGTTCTGAGTTTCGATGGTGCAATCAGTGTATCAACTGATCCAAGGAATTCACATTCAAACTCAACCTTGAATTGTTGCTCTGATGTGTTTGCAATTGTTTGCGCTTTCCATGCCTCATCTCTTCCAGGAACTTCGGACCAATGAACGTCTGTTGGTACATATTCATTTTTACTTCTTTCCGCATCGTGCCACATACGGTAGAAGTGATTCATACCATGAGGCGTTGAAACAATAATAACCTTCGTGCTCTTACCAGAAGAAATGGTAGGATAAACAGATGCAAAAAATTGATCTGCAATATGATTTGGAATGAACGCAAATTCGTCCAAGAAGATGACGTTATAAGATCCACCACGAACAGCAGACGCTGATGTAGATGCTGCAAGAATTTTGGATCCGTTCTCTAATTCTAACGATCCTTTATTCCATGATAGAATGCCCTGCTGCATCCACTTGGGAAGGTTTTCATATGCTAGTTGTAATCTTGAAAGCAAATCTCTTGCAGTTGATGCTTTGTTTGCAAGAATTGCAATATTTACATTATCATTGAATACTGCATAATGAAGAAGGTACGATACGCAAGTAGTTGATTTACCTGTCTGACGAGGCATCTTACAGATATTAAATCTATTGTCATGGAAGTTTTGAATTAACTTCTCCTGAAATGGATACATCTTGAATGGTTGTAATCCATAGTCAAGAGTAACGATTTGAATATAATTC